TTCCTTCTAGCCCATCTAAATTTAGGGTCTGGAAGTGTGAGGTGGATTTAAAACTACCCTCACTTCCGCCCTCCCATTAGTCCTGCCAGCCTTTCGGCCATGGCATTGACTTTTCTGCTTGGGGCAGGCGGAGGGGGAGGAGGGGGAGCTGTTCCAGCCCTCATTTTACCCTTCTCCCAGACGCTAGGACCTTCTTTCTTAAGAAGTTCTTCTGCGTCAAAATCCTCGGGTTCCAATTTGATACTTTCTCGAAACCCGAACAACTTGGAGAAAAACCCGCCAACCTTTTTAAGGGTGCGGGAAAACCAAGATGTTGTTCTCCTAGTTGAACGTTTAGCCCTCCCGTAGAATACCTTGGCATAAAAGTAAGCATCCTCCCACCAGCGCAACTTTTGTCCAGGCTCAACGTTATGGTGGGCTCTCTGCTCATCAAACTCATCTGAGATTCTACGTAGTTCATCATGATAGAATTTGACTGAGCGAACTGCACCAGCCCGAATGTGGGCCTCAATCATGTCAACCCAACCAGCAATGATCTTACGGGCTTTCCATGTCTTGTTCTTACACCAGTTCAACACTATCTGGAGGAGATCGGAAATGGACTTAACATTAGGTGAATTTGCGTACTTCGTGGCTAACCGCAAATTGTAGATGCGATTGCGATAATCATCTACCATTTGCTGCTCCGCCTTATGAAGCCAGTTGATGCCACGGTCGCCAATCATTTTCTGAAGGATTTTAGAATTCAATTCAGGCCGGGCAACCGTAATTTCTGGAACAACATCTGATGAAGCCAGGTTCTTAGTTGTCAAGAGTTCATTGATCCGATTTTGCAACACTGTCCGCTCGCTGGAAAGAGCAGCCAATTGAGCATTGGCCTCCTGAAAGCTTGCATTGAGTGCTTTCTTATCAGCATTAATCAATTCCAAATCCCGCTGCAAGTCTTTGATCCTTGTAGTGGAGGACTCAACACTCTTTTGAAGTTCTACGGCTCGATCTGGGTCAAAACCGTGAGACGCCTTAGCAAGGAGAGCTCTACTTTCCTCGCGTTCTTTCTTGGCCTCAGCCAGGGCTTCGCGATATTGAGCATGGGTCCGCTCAACTTCCTCAAGCCGGCTTTTGGCCAGTGCCTGTTGCGTGTCACGCTCCCTAGTGACCTTGGCAAACGTGGCTGCACGCTCTTTCAAAGTTGCTTGGGTGCGTTCGAGATCCATTTGGGCTTTCCTTGAGGAATCACGGATTTCATTGAGCTCTTCCTGCAGCTCAATAAGGCGTGAAGGACTGTCTGATGTCGTGGCGGACTGTTCAAGTGCAGAAAGCAGTTTCTGCTCAATATGGTCCAACTTAGACTTAGTGACGAAATAACCGCCAGCACCGCCAACGGATACTGGCTTGGACTTTATGTGTTCGATTTGCCGGGCAATCGTCTCCGTTGCCGTAGGTTCAGTTTCTGAATGGGTTGACATAACTTATTCCCGACTGGTGGCCAGTTTCGATATCTCGTCAGGGGAACACATATTATTCGTCAAGGTGCACTAGAATATCATATATGCCTTTGAGTGCATACACATCTTCTAGACTACCTGTCGGAATGGCATTCTTGGGGTTCAGTGTGTCGGTCCTCTCACCGGCTAACAATGCCCTAACAAGATTGCCGACTCTAATTACAGGACCAGCCATAGTATCCAACTGTCTGAGTAAGTTATCATTAACTTCAGAACCATGGGCTGCCTTGGCAGACAAAAGATCTGCTGCCATTTCTAGAATCTTTTCATTAATGCCAGACTCAGGCTGGGGATACGAACCACTAATGCCAGTCCCAGTGGGGTGCAAGACCTGGGGCGGGCCGAAAGAAGGGTCGCCTGTCTCCCTTGCAGCCTGTGCGCCCAAAAGAACTGGACGCATATTGGCGAGGAAAACCTCTAGGTCATTAAGGATGCCCTCAATTTCCCCACTGTCATCAGGGGGCTCAACGCCAAAGGCACGAATGACATTCTCTTGGCCAAGGACACTGGCTAAGGCAACTGGCATTCCTGAAAGCAGCAATTCACGTATGCTGTCAGGGGATGATGCTGATTTGATGCCTAGGTCTTCAAAAGGGCCATCATACGTGACTAACCGAAAGGTCCCATTTGAAGTTCTGCCAGTTCTACCCTTGCGCTGGGCACGAGTATGCCGGTCCAAAGCCACTAACTTGTTACCACCCAGAGTTGTGAAATTTGGTGTCACAACGAGGGTGACATCAGGAATGGTAAGACCAACATCCGCAACAGGCGTGGCAAAAATTGCCCGGGACTCCCAACGAGCATTCAATTTTGAATGGGAGTGCAGGGCAAAGCTGCTGTGTTTGCAGTTTTCAGCAAGAAACTCAGCCATTTTGACTGTTGGGACGAAGAATAGGCCCTTCTGTGATGGGGTTAATGTGTTGGCAACATTGAGACAGTAATCCTGATAATGTGCTAACACAGATGAAACTCCATCAATATTATACCTAACAATTTGCTCCCCAACTGTCCAAAGGTTTGCAATGGGTATATCCAGCACTAGCTGGCACTGGGCCCTCAAATGTTCTGGAAGTGTTGCAGAAACCCACAATGATGGGAGTTTGGCCTTGCGGATGATGATCCGGAGGGCATCATAAAAGGCTTCACCCAAATGGGCCTCATCAAGAACAATCAAATTCTCAGGATTTAAGAGCTCAAGATGGCCCATAAGTGCTTGTGGAGTGACGTACAAAACCCTCTTAGAGGTGTCCAATTTAAGACCAGAGGTGGCGCCAGACACGTCCAGCCCATAGTTATCAGACATGAACTGGACAAGCCCATGAACCAAAATGCTCCGAGGTTCAACCACTACAATTTTACGAAATCTATGCCCTGCGACCATTGCAAGGTGTTGGATGAACCCGGTCGACTTTCCAGTTCCTGTGGGCGCTTGGACGCCAATGGGCCCGCCTGACCTGTCAAAGGTGCGCAATGTGGGTGTTGTTTCCCTAAAATTAGGGGGAACACTTTGCCAAATGAGCACTGTAAAGAAATGAATGACAGAGTCTAAGATGAGCTGGAGGTCTGGCAACGTCACCTTGCCCAGAGGTGACATCCAGTCCGGAATGCTCACCAAGCTCAACAAAGCACAAACAATCAACAAGTCAAGACCGAGTTCATTTTGTCGTGACTCCAACATGACCCTGCCATTTAATAAGAACTGCAGATTTGAAAACTTGGCAACAATCATGTTTGCCCAAGCACCAAGTCTCTGCTTGGGCCTTCTTGAGCAGTACCAGCAAAAGAGCCAGTGTCGCAAAAGCAGGGTGCTCTCATTAACACCACTGAGCCCAGGGACAAAAAGGGAGGTTTCAAGGAACCGGTAAGGAGTCCTCGAGCACACGTTCTCCAACATACCCGCACTCAAGATGGGATTGTTGAGACAAAGTAAGTCGGGCACCCAGGCAAGCCGGGACCTCAAAAAGGTTTGCAGAGCCCGCATGTACCCATAGTTGAACAACAAAGGGGATAGTAAGTCAGGCGCCATGGACAAGGCCCCGACAAATGCGTCTAACGCACTTACCTCCCCATACTCGATTAATTGCCCAACATTTTCAAACTCTGCTTGGTCCTCCAAAGCCAATTTGTCACTTTGGTTGGGCGGAGGAGATGGGTTGTACCAATTGCGCATCACAGTTTGATAAGACGGGATGCGCCATTTGTTGTGTCTGATATGAGTCATGATGGCAGGTGACTTAACCAAAACTTTGCATATACCATCATACAAGTCTGGGTGGTGTGCAGTAAGCGTGAGATAGCTTAACAGACGTTTAGCCTTGTATGTGGCTGAAACATTCTTGACTGGTGCAGTCAATTTGCCGACTAATTTCTTTTTGTCGTGCCACACCACGAAAGGAACATCAAGCCCAAACTTTTTGAGCTCTGCCCTTTCTGCCGGCGTTGCACGCCTTCCCCACTTCGAAAGGAAAGAAACCTCATTGAGTGATTGCTTAACTTCCAAATTGTTAGTGAGACCCCATTTAGCCATCGTAGACCGGATGTTCTTCGGTGTCCACACAGCAGGCTTTGCCGCTAAGATTGACAGCACATGGTCGTCGCCAAAACACGAGAGCTCATTATAATACATAAACTCTCGAGATGACAAGCCAGTCAAATCTTTCCATGCCATTAAGTAAAGCACCACCAGACCCACAGAGTTGTCCATGCTAGTTGAAGAGTGACCAGTTGTCAAACCAGTTCCCTTCTTGTACACATTTCCAGTGGAAGTAGTGTTCAACAACTGGTGGACAACCTGCTCGTAGTTCACGTCAATCAGGTCGGCAATCCGATCTCTATCCTTGTGGTGCTCAAAACCATGCTTTCGAATGGCTTTGATGACCTCAACTACTTTTCCACTAATCGTGCTATCAAAAGCAGTAAAATCACCTTCCACGTGAATTTGGCAGCGTGAATGACGTTGCCAAATGGTGGACATCCAATAACCATTGAGTGGCATGCCAATTTTAATGGGTGTTGAAACCCATGAGAACCTGTGATTGGGGCCATAATTCCAAATGGTTGATAAAATATACTGGGTGATAGGTGAGCCAATTATGGAGCGAACCATGTTATTGGCCCATTTCTTTTCAGGCAAGGCCTCGCCCTTCACAGACACAGCTGAAACAGGTAAAATCTGAGTTGCGGCCCAGAAGGTGCGGGCCCACAATGCTTTAAAGGGGCCATAACCACCCAAGTCATGGATAAACTTAGAACGCTTATACTTGCTGCGTAGCCTAAGGGGATCCCTCATGAAAGCACCCAGCGCATACTTTTTCTCCCACATCCGAATGATGTAGTTAAAAGACGTAAGCCGGGAATGCCTGAAAATGTCCCCCAAAACAAACCAAACATCATCCAGGTCAAGGTCAGGGTAGTCATACTTTGGGGAGCGGAAATACCGTGAAGTGGCTTCCAGCTCATTTTCAACGGAGGCATACTCCTCTGACCTCCTGTACCGAATGCCAGCAATGCGCAGGGATTCGAGATCCTCATCGATTTGCATCTTGAGGTTATGAATCCCCTGCTTGAAGTCAGATCCGCAGAGAACCCACTCTTTAAATGACTGGGAAGCCAACGGGACAGGATCCGTGACATTCACATTTATGGGCCAACCAAGGTCCTTCATGAGTGTCAAAGAAGCCTCCAGGGTCTCACGATCGGGCCTGAGGGGTCCTCTTGTTCTCACATAAGAGGGCAACGCCAGATCAGACACAACAATGGAAGCTGTCATCACCATTGACTTAAAATGTTGGGTGAGCCGAGAAGAGCCTCTGGCAATAGCTAGAGAGTGGTGTTTCTCAAATTCACTATTGACAGACTCGGCCCAAGCAATAAATTTGACAAGAATGGCGACATAAAAAGTCTGGAGCCATTCCCAAGCTTCCTTTCGCTGGTGAGTTATAGCGACAATCTCCCGCAAGAGCCAGTAGCAACCCCTAAACAACAAAGGGACCATCACATCCGGGGGAAGGTGGTAAAGGAAAATGAGGACTGTCACTAAGCGCCACCAAAACTTCGTGTACCACCAAACCCCCAGTATTTTTGCCTGCCTGGCGATACGCCAAATGGCAAAACAAGAAAAGACAGCGGATGGCCACTCCGTCATGCCAGCATGAAGCCAGAGCACAAGCCTTGACCACAAAATGGAGCCAAATTGTGCAGCGCCTCGACCTACCATGTCTTGCAGTTCCACGGGGAGCTTCAAGGTATGGGCCCATGCCTGGAGCCAGATCCCTGACTCATCATGGCCCATCCAGATAACTTCCCTCATTACGAGCTTAAGCGGGTGGGACGAAAGCGTGCTGACGTCAGAAGAGACCCACAAGGCGGCTTCCTCACCCACTGAATCAATTATCGCCACTTCGCGGGCAAGACTGTCGCGAAAAATGGAGACAAAGACATAGCCGGACAAGGGACCCAGAATCATAATTAAGGCACAACCAACTGGGCCACAAAACCCAACAAAGAAGGCTGGCAGAGCCAGCAATATTCCAAAGCCTCCCCACATAAACAAGAGGGACGCAAAACTAACGAACAGAACCAGGATGACAAGCAGCATCCTCCAAATAAATACATTATACCACATGGCGACCCCTGTTTGGGTTTCGGTTCCTCATCAGGCCATGAAAACTGCTCAGGCTAGACTTCAACATAAGAGAAGCTAGTCTTT